TTTTGTGTACTGCGCTGGGTATGCCGTCAATGTCAACGCACCCCCGCCTTGGCCTGTAACCGTAGGTGTCCAAGTCCCCTCCTCATAGTCATCCAGCGTGTTGGCGTTGGACGATGCGTTTTGCGTGGCGGGGAAGGTGATCTGCCCCCCAAATAAGTCGATATTGCCAGCGCCATTGACCTGCCATACCTGCGACGGAGAACTTGACCCGCTAAAGCCACGGAATAACGCGGGGGTATTACCGGCAGTTGCATAACTAACGGAGTCAATTCCGTAATTTGACCCGGAAGTATTAGTAGCCAAAGCCGCCAATGTAGCCTTGTTGGCAGAAGAATTCCTGAATGTTCCCAGTCCGTTTTCTGCCCCACCGCCAACAATCCAGTTTCCGCTACTGTCAAAAACCCCCCTCGGATTCCCATCCCCATCCGACAGCACGATGTGGTTGCTGGAAGTGCGGATGTCGAGGCCACCTTGGTTGCCGTTGAAGCCGCCGAGGATGGTGTTCTTGGAGCCTGTGGTCACGTTGGAGCCTGCGGCAGACCCATCGGTGTTGTGTCCCACGAACGTGTTTTGAACGCCCGTAGTTACCGAATAACCGGCATTCTGACCGATGAATGTGTTGCCAACGCCTGTGGTTGCGGAATAACCTGCACGGTCGCCAAAGAACGCATTTACGCCGCCAGTCGTAGTGGAATACCCAGCCTGATACCCCACCGCAGTGTTGTTAGAGGCGGTGGTGTTGTTTAGTAGTGATTCTTTACCTACAGATACGTTATAGTTACCAGTAGTATTACCATTTAAAGCTAAACGACCAACAGCTACGTTTTGTGCGCCAGTAGTATTTGAAGTCAATGATGATGTACCAACAGCAGTATTTTCATCCGCAGTTGTATTGGCAATTAAAGCGTTTCTACCAATAGCTACGTTAAATTGACCTGTAGTGTTAGCACTTAAAGACTGATAACCTACAGCTGTGTTGTATGAAGCGGTGGTGTTGGCTTGAAGTGATTCGGCTCCAATAGCAGTGTTGTAGTAGCCAGTGGTGTTAGAGTAGAGCGCAGAGACTCCAGATGCAGTGTTCGTACTTACCGCACCACCACCCTTACCAACAGTCAAGCCATTGATAGAAGCATCGTTAGCTGTGGTTAAAGTCGTGCCATTAAAAGTCAAATTAGCACTATCAGCTAATAACCCACCTGTAGAGGCAAAGGTAATGCGACCTGATGTTAGGGCAGATGATGTGATAGAAGTACCAGCAATTGTACCAAAAGATGCGTTACTGCCTGATTGATATTTGTCTGTGTTAAGGTTGGTAAAGTTATTATCAACCTCATTCCACGTTAGCGGACTGCCCTTACCAGCTCTGGTTACAATGGTACTCATAAACTACTCCTAAGCTAAAGTAACAGAAAGACTACCAGCAGATACCTTAAATATATCACCAGTATCAATCGCTTTTGATGTTGTTAAAGGTGAATGGTATAGCAAGTTACCAGCAGTCAATGCGTCACGAATACCAACATAAGCCACAGTACCCCATGAAGCACCTGCTTGTGGGAACTCAATTGCAGCGCTGTTAGTAGATACACCGTTAGATGGCGCACCCATAGTGATAGATTGTCGTGCATAGCTACCACCAGATACCTCTGTGCCTGTATCGGCATCGGTAGGATCGCTTGTGTATAGTGCTAAATAAACGGTTGTAGGTGCTGTGTAAGCTGTATTGCGTAGCGTTACATTTATCAGCGCATTTTCTAAATAATTACTCATTTCTGCCATAATAATTCCTTTATCGTGTTGCTATTGAGATTGAGATTGGTGACCCAGCATACTCGCCTTGGTCATCTGATACGGTTAGTGCAGTTAAACCACGCTCATACAATGAAGCCCAAGTTTGTAATCTTGCGTCATTCATAATGTATGGTTCTGCCTCACCTAATGCACCATAAAGCAATAAGTCTGGGCAGGTATTGATAAATGCGTTAGTCGTATTTGTATTGCTTAAAAATGGTGGTGCTGAATAATATAAAAGATTAAGCGTGTATGCGCTGTCTGGTATTGGTGCTAATTGGAATTCTTCAGCAAGCACAGTATATTGATGTGGTAAACCAGAGTCAGTAGTCCGAGCATTACGGAATAGTGCGCTAGGTGATTGATACTCTAGCGATGTGACTGGATTGGTTTGTAAGTGTAAGTCACGCATCTGCAAGAAGTCAGATGGTAATTCTATTGTAGCGTCACCGGCTGTCGTAGTAGTCGTTGATACTTTAAGCATTTGACGAATACGTAGCTCTCTACGCAGACGTGTTTCAGCAAGCCTAATGAAGTCAGGAATCATTGCCGTTAAATCGCTACGAGCTAGGTAGCTAGCAATCGTAGTCTGTAATTCTGCGTAGGTTGATATAGCCATTAGATGCGCCCTGCCCGTGTACGAAATGCCCTGTTATCAGGATTGTTTAACCACTCATTAAATCGTTTCTTGTCTATTACTGCAAAGCCTCGTGTTATGCCTTGCTTTTCTAAATCTGCAAATACTGTTAAAGGTATGGATGCTACCTTGTTGCCAAAAGCGTCATCGCTCCATGTCTTGCGTTCATCTTGAGCAGCGTACTCACGCTTATTCATCTCAAGAATGTTGGTAATGTCTTGTGATTTTGCTATTACCAGTTGATCACCGTTATCAATAAACGATGTATTGGTTATGCCGTTGGATATTGTGTTCATAAAATGTGACTCCAAGTCCTACCAGTTCTTACACCACGAACACAACTTGCTGATATTCCATAAAACCTACCAAGTTCTGCATGGTTTTTATTGCTTGCTCGTATTTCTCTAACAATTTTTTCATTTAATACAGATTTTCCATTTTTTTCACCAACATGAGCAATATATGTATGCCTACCTTTTCTTAACATATCGTGTGTATTTTCCATATATGTTCCAACACTCAAATGATTTGGATTTACACATAATGGGTTATCGCATGAATGCATTATAACCATACCACTAGGAATTTCTTTATTATTGTGCATTGACCAAGAAAACCTATGAGCCAATACACTTCCTAAAGATTTTGCCCCTATAGAAAAGCTACCATAATTACCAAGTTTGTGACCAGTCCAATACCAACATTCATTATCAGACTTTTTATCTACAAATCTAAAAAACCTTACTTCTGGTGATGCGTGATTTTTAATTCCAGCATTAGGACTACCATATTTCTTAACTCTTTGATAATGCTTTTCGCAATATCCTTTAGCGTAATACTTATTTGTACAACCTTCTACTAAACATTTCATTTTAGAAACTCCCCATGATTGAACATAGGGAGTATCTTAGCATTATACGTTAAGTATGTAAATAGCTATCAGCTCAAATCTGCAATAATTCCGTGCGCTGCCTCGTTTTTAACTTCCAATGTGTACTCTACTAATAATTGAGTTACATCAGCGTCACCAGTTTTTGCTAGCTCATTAGTTTGGAATGGTCGTAGGTAAGCTACTGAAGCCATTTCTGGGTCAACTAAGAAAGCCACATCATCATTGTCTGAGTTAGGAATGAAGCGGTTAGGGATGATAGAGATAGTACCAAAGTCAGACACATAAACGTCTGCTGCACCGATAATAGCTGCTTGTACAGTTCCGGGAACATCTTTGTATCGTGTAGCGATACCGGCAAATGTAGATGCAACCACTTTTTGTGCTGGAGTTACCATCAATAGAGTTGGTGAACCACCGTTAGTGTAAGCAGATTGGATTACAGTGTTTAAGATGGTAGATGTGAAAGCACGATCAGTACCAGTAGTACGTGCAGTAGTACCAGAAGCACCAGCAGAACCACCTGTACCGTTAGAAGTGTTTGAAGCTAACCATGTTTGTAAACCACCCAAAACACGAGCAGTAGAAGCATCACCAGCAGCAGCAACTTGGTTGCTCAACAAGATAGCTTCCATGTCACGTTTGATTTCGGCAGAAGCCTTAGCCAATTGGTATGCTTTCTCAGATTTACGACCAGCTTTGTTTACAGTTTCCAAAGTGCCAGAAACTTTAACAGTTTTTTGTGAAATTTGAGTACGGTTACCAATACGAGTTGTAGGTGACAATGTTGCATCAGATGCAGTTGCGCCCTCTACAGCAGCGTTAGACACGTTTACAGCAGCTAGGCTGTCTTTTTGCCACTCGTGATATACGGCAGTAGCAGAAGTCTTACCAACAGATGTCATGAATGGAGTATCTGTAGGTGAGATGTTGTAAATAACATTAGCCAAATCTTCACGTTGACCAATGGCGGTATAGGTTTGATATGTTGCCATGATAATTCCTTAAATAAAGTTTTCAAAAGCAGAGGCTGCGTCACGCACCTTGCCAGTTTTTTGTAATTGAGCCATAGCACGTTTAACTTGGTCAGCATTTACTGCGGTGTTGCTGTTACCAGACTTAATCGTCTTTGGCGGTTCACTAACCCTCTTATTTATTTGAGGTTTAGCTTGTTGTAATTTGTCGTATTGCATTGCTTTATACAATGCCATTACGTGCCTAGCATCCCTAACTTGGGACATTTCTTGGTCTGAGAATCCTAAGTTCTTTGCGAATGTACGCAAGTCTGATCTTAGTGCCTCGCCTTTTACTGGATCGCTGTATTCCGGTAGTGCTTCAGACAATTTAGCAGACTGTTCGGACAAGTATGCTTGTAGTGCTTGCTGTTGCTCGGCTTGTTGCATCTCTGCAATGCGTTGTCTTTCAGCTTGTATTGCAAATAACTTCTCTTTATTCTGCGACATCTCTGCCACTCGTACAGCGTAGCCGATAGGGTCAGATTCTTTTAAAGATTCTAAATCCTCTACTGGCTGTTGAGCATTCAGTAACTGCTCCATTGCTTGCAACCGTTCTGCATAAGCATCTCGCAAGTATTTGGCTTCTTCAATAGCTTTTTGTTCTGCCTCTACTGCTTTGCGTTGCTCTGCTACTTGTTGCGTCTTTTTGGTGTAATCAGCACCTTGTTGAGCTAGCGATTTTAGTTCAGTTAAGGTTAGTTCTTTTTCCTCGCCACCGACTTTTACGCTAAAGCGCTGTTCGTCTTGGTCTGGTTCAGACTCCTCTGAGCTATCATCCTCTTGTTCTACTTGTTGCTCTACTTCACCTTCATTCTCTTGCTCTGGTTGTTCTTCGGCTTGCCCTTCTTCGGGTGCTTCTTCACTTTCCATTAAACCTAAGAATGCGTTTTTTGCTTCATTGATAGTGCCATTGCTTTGTGTTTCACTCCCCGTAGGGTTGGTGAGGTCAGTCATTTTTTTAATCTCCAAATGCTAGTGCGCCTAGCCACGTTTTATAGATACTATAAAATCTTCCAGCGTTTCTCATTGATTTTGCGGTCATCAGCCATAGCCACAATGTGCGCCATTACCTCTCTTACAGCAGTCAACTTCAAATAAGCGTCTTGCCGTTCTTCAAAATCATAAGTAGGTGAGTTTGCCCACCGCATCATCTGTAAGTTTTCTAAATCTTTGAACACATCCAAGAAGTTTTGGTCTTGGAGCATGTTGTTTGCCCACTCTGTGCGAGTCACAATGAGTACACCCATTCAAATGGATTTGTTAACATCATTTTATTTGTTTTAAT